GAGATATGGTTGGCGGACCAGTATTTGGGAATCAATCGAATGGAGGTGATAGTGAAGGATCAGGAGGAAATTCCACAGCATCTACAACAACTTCTACTGATGCAAGTGCAACTATACCAACAATGGATAAACCACATAGTTCCGTCTTGGTACCAGTTTTGAAGAAAGGTGTAGGTTATTTAAATCATGCAAAAGGTATCGAATGGATAGATCGATTTTCTATGTTGCCCAATTCTCAGAATCCAGCAGATAATGAGCATTTTGGCGTTGGCCGAGATGAAATGCGATTGTCTTATTTATGGCAAAAGTTAACATATAAGGCTAATTTTGGTCATATTGTTGGTTCGCCCACTACTATTAATCCACTAACTCAGAATGTTGGAAATTGGTCATCTACTCAAGTTGTTGGTACTATTTTGATGTCTGGTTATATTTGTCCTTTTGAAGAAAGTTTTGGTATACAGTGCGCCAACAAAAATAGTGAACCTGACTTTTACAATTATATGCCTACTGTTGCTTATTTTTCATTAGATTTTAATTTTTGGAGAGGTGGTTTTATTTTTCACTTTGATTTTGCTAGCACTGCATTTCATTCTGGACGTTTGGCCTTTGCTATACATTATGGCATTTTTTCTGTTCCAACAGATTTAGCTTCTACTTCAGATCAATTTATCACATATTTTGATTTAACAGCTCAAAATAAATCATTTACTGTAGCTATTCCATATATTGATACCATATCTTTTAGGAGAGTGCCAAATGGTCCTGAAACTGATCTTAATACAGTGGCTGCAGGATGTTGGAGTTTACGTATTGTTAATCAATTAAAGGTTTCGGGCACTGTCGCAAACAATGTAGATTATGTTACTTATTTTGGTGCGGATAAAGATTATCATTGTTGGGGTCTATTTGGGAATAATAAAACTTTAGTGACGTGTGAAGGACATATGGGTGAAGTATCAACTCAACCAACTATGCCAGTTCAAGAGCAAAAGATACCTGATGCCAGAATGCAAACTGCTGGACATTCAGAAGAGCAACGATTTCATTTTGGTGAGCAATATCATTCTATTCAAGATATTTTACGCATATATAGACCGTTCCACAGTTTTAATCAGAATTCGTTGACTGGTGTTCCACCTGGTGATATAATATTTGAAACATCTTCTAATGCTATTTATCCATATGTGGGAGCTCTTTTTCCTGTTTATATGCCACTGCATAGTGGAATGTTTGCTAGATATGCCACTTGTTACTCTTTTTGGCGTGGCAGTTTGTGTTTTAAATTTATTTCTACACTTACAGATAAAGTTAAAACTCCCAGTGGTAC